TGGAGATCAAGCGGCTGGTGGAAGATGTGGGCTTTGTATGGGCGCTGAAAGAGCCGACTGGCGAACCTTTTGAGATCGCTCCCATCCGTGCCCTTATGAACGCCTACCAGCTTTTGGGCGGTGATGCCTTTTCCCGTATGCTGTCCTTAATGGCTGGAGCGTGGCAGGGTACGCCCAATTCTCTCCGGGCCTCCATGCTCTCCGGCATGGCCCTGTTCGTCAAGACCTATGAGGCAGAGCTGCACGACCGGACCTTTATCCGGCGGATGTCCGCAGTCAGCCCGGAGGAAATCATTCGGCTGGGCCGCATTGAAACGGACGTGGGCCTCCGCTTCGCCCGTATCATTCTGGACAAGTATAACGGCGGGGGCGCGGAGTTGCCCTACCGCTTCAAACGCTGAAAGGGGGCAGGAACATGGAACAGTGCCCTTATACGTTAGAACAGCTCAAAGCAATGCAGGCCGTGGATGTTCGGACAGTGGACCCGGCCACATTGCGGGATATTCGGGATGTGACGGTCAATACCGACCTGCCCAAGCAGGAGCGAATCCTGGATTTCATGCGTCAGATCGGCAACCCTTACTGCTACCGTCACGGAAAATATGTGGTAAAGGTCAGCTTTACCGACACGGATGTGACCTTGGAGGACAGGCTGCTCTCCTACATACGGTCAAAATGCCGCTGAAAACTTTTTTGCAAAACACTCTGGACATTGCCGAAAAGTTATGTTAACATAGCGGCAAACAGGGCGACCCAGCGCGCCCCTGGCTGTTAAAGTGTTTTGCTGATTTGACTTTAACAGTTAGGAGCGTATATATGAAGCACATTGATGAACAGGTATGGAATACCTGCGGCTATGTGCGCCTGTCCCGCGAGGACGGCGACAAGGAGGAAAGCAACAGCGTCACGGGTCAGAAAGACTTGATCCGTGACTACATGACGCGCCACCCGGAACTGCGGGAGTGCGGCATGAAGGTGGACGATGGTTTCACCGGCTCCAATTTTGACCGGCCAGCCTTTCAAGAGATGATGGCCGAGGTCAAAGCTGGCAGGATCAACTGCATCGTTGTCAAGGATTTGTCCCGGTTTGGCCGGGACCACCTGGAAGCGGGCGAATATCTGGAACGGATTTTTCCCTTCCTGGGCGTTCGCTTTATCGCCATCAATGACAACTACGACAGTCTGTACAGCAACGCGGAGTCCGATGAGCTGATCGTTCCGTTCAAAAACCTCATAAACGAGGCATATTGCCGGGATACCTCGGTCAAAATTCGGAGCCAGCTTGAAATCAAACGCAGACGCGGAGATTTCATTGGCTCTTTTGCTGTTTTTGGCTACCGGAAAGACCCGTCAGACCGCCACCGCCTGCTGGTAGACGATTACGCCGCCGAGGTCGTGCGGGATATTTTTCAGTGGAAGCTGGACGGATTGAGTGCGGGGGATATTGCCGCCCGGTTAAGTGCCTCCGGTATTCCCACTCCCATGGACTATAAGCAGTCCCAGGGGATGAACTACTCCACATCCTTCCGTATCAAGGAAAAGTCCGAGTGGAGCGCCGGGATGATCCTGCGGATATTGAAAAACCCGGTCTACACCGGCATACTGGAACAGGGCCGGGTGACAACCCCCAGCTATCGGGTCAAGCGGCTGGTCAACAAGCCCCGCGAGGAATGGGCAATCGTTGAGAACTGTCACGAGGCGATCATCAGCGGTTATGATTTTGAGAGCGTCCAGAAGGCGCTTGCCCTGGATGCCCGGACCACGGAAAGCGGCAAGGCGGTAGACCTGTTCTCCGGCATGGTGAACTGCGGCGAGTGCGGCGGGGCCATGATAAAAAAGACCGTCCCCTCCGGTAAAAAGAAGTATACCTATTTTGTCTGCGCTACCCACAAAAACGAAAAGACTTGCTTTTCCCACGGCATCCGAGACACGGCGCTCACCGAGATCGTGCTGGAATTTCTGAAAAAGCACATCCGTGACGTAATCGACCTGGCGGACCTGCTGGCATTGACGGACACGGCCCAGCTTCAAAAGGCCAAGGTTCAGAAGCTGCGGGAGCGCCTGGACGCAAAAGAAGCGGAAATTGACCGCTATCACCGGCTCCTTTGTTCTCTCTATGAAAGTCTGGCGGACGGCCTGATCGACCAGTCAGAGTACCAGAACTTAAAAAAGAGTTATACGAATCGCCGCACCCAGGCGGAGGAACAGGCCGACGCCATTCGGGGGGAAATGGAGCAGGAGATCAATCGCTCCGATCAGGGACTTGGATGGATAGAGGAATTTCGCAGGTATCAGAACATAGAGGTTCTTGACCGTTCCATCGTTGTGAGGCTGATTGAGCGCATCCTGATCTTCCGTGACCGCCGTGTAGATATTGTCTACCGCTGGCAGAATGAATTTCAGTGGCAAACGGAACTGCTTCTGCGGGCGCAGGGCCAGCTCCCCGGAAGGGAGGCAGTCTGACGTGGCAAGAACAAAGCGGAAAGTCAACCCCATCATTCCGGCCCCCACTGTGGAGCTTGAAACGCCGTCTGCTTTCCTTGTGGCGGGATATGTACGCCTCTCTACGGAGGACAGCGGTAAATTGGGCGCGGATGTGATAGAGGCGCAAAAGGAAATGGTCGCAAGCTATATCGAACAGCAGCCGGATATGCGGCTCCATAAGATATACTGCGACAACGGATGGACAGGGACAAATTTTGAGCGGCCAGGATTTGAGTGCCTGATGAACGATGTGCGGTCTGGCAAGGTCAACTGCATCGTTGTCAAAGATTTGTCCCGGTTTGGCCGCAATTACAAAGAGGCCGGTCACTATCTGGAACATATCTTTCCCTATTTGGGAGTGCGCTTTGTGGCAATCAATGACCATTTCGATACTGCTGACCAAGGCATCCATGACGGTTACATTGTTCCCCTGACCAACATTCTGAACGAGAGTTACAGCCGGGATATATCCCGAAAAATATCCAGCGCCATCAAGACGAAGGAGCTGCATGGTGACTTTAGAGGCCCGTTTGCTCCATACGGCTATTCCAAGTGCCCTGCGGATCATGGCAGACTGGAAATAAACCCGGAAACGGCCCCGGTGGTCATGGAGATATTTGCCCTGCGGATGCAGGGGATGGGGTACACGGGAATTGCCCGCCTGCTCAACAAACGGGGCATACCGGCCCCTGGCGCATATCTCTATCAGAAGGGACTTTCAGATCGGGAAACCTACCGGGACGCGCTGTGGACGGCCTGGAACATGAAAACAATTCTTCACAGCGAGGTTTATTTAGGGCACTTGATTCAAGGCAAGCGCACTCAGGTGTCCTACAAGCGCAAGCGGGAAGAACGGTACGCCCCCGCTGACGAATGGCGTGTTGCCCGGAATACCCACGCTCCTATCATTGACGAAGCCACCTTTGCGGCGGTGCAGGAATTAGCCAAGCAGAGCAAGGCCAACTTCGAGGCCATGCCGGGGAAGGGGGCGGCGGATGATCTGAAATCCCCCAACCTGTTCAAGAAGCTGATCTACTGCGCCGACTGCGGAAAGGCGATGAACCGCCGCCATCTTTATTCCAGAAAAACGGAGGGCAGGGTTTACTATTACAGTTATCAGTGTGTGACCTCTCAAAAGCTGCCGGGTGCCTGTTCGCCTAAGAACCTGATGGAATCGGAACTGCTGGCTGTTGTGTCCAGCGCCGTACACCGGCACATGGACACGATTGCGGCGTTGGAAAAGCGTGTATCGAAGGAATATGCGTCCGCATCCAGAGAAAAGCGGCGCACTCTTGACCGCCAGATCGCCCAGGTTAAGCAGGAACAATCCCGCAGTCAAACCCTTCTGGATGGCTTATATCAAAACTTGGTGGACGGTATGCTGACCCGTGAGGAATATCTGTCCATGAAGGGTCACTATCAGGAGCGGTTTGATGATGCCACGCTGCGGCTGGCGGATTTGGGCGCCCAGCTTCAGCAGTTGGAACGGTATGGCCCGTCCAATCCCATGTTCGCAGTCTGCCAGACCTTGCGTAATACAGAGGGCTTGACAGAAGAATTGATTCATCTGCTGGTTTCCAGAATCGAAGTCCATGATGGGAACCGTCTGGATATAAAATTGGTCTATCAGGACGAAGTTGAAGCCCTGCTCCGCTTTCTGCGGGAAGGGGGGACGAGCCTGTGACCATCGCAATCTATGTCCGGCTGTCTTTGGAGGACGGCACAGACCAGGAATCCGCCAGCATCGTCAACCAGAGGCATTTGTTGCTGGACTTCATTCGGAATGACCCAGACTTGTACGGCACAAAGGTGTTAGAATTTTCTGATGATGGTTACAGTGGGAAGAATTTTGACCGCCCTGGTGTGCAGGCGTTGTTGAAAGCGGCGCTGTGCGGGGAAGTCCAATGTATTCTGGTGAAAGATATTTCCCGCTTCGGCAGGGACTACATCACGGTAGGAAACTATATCACCCGCGTGTTTCCGTTTAAGGGAGTACGTTTTATCTCGGTCAATGACAATTTTGACAGTAACCGCAAAGGGGATATAGACAGCCTGGACAGGGCGTTCCGTGCGCTGATTTATGATCTATATAGCCGGGATATTTCCAAGAAGGTCAAGAGCGCAAAACTGCGCCTTGCCCAACGAGGCGTCAACATCAATCCTGTTGCCCCTTACGGCTATCTGAAAGCCCCTGGCGATAAGCACAGGCTTATTCCAAATCCCCAGGCCGCACCAATCGTGCAGCGCATTTTTACTTTGGTAGCGAATGGGACTTCTACGGAAAAGGTAGCGGCAATTCTCAATGCCGAAGAAATCCCTACGCCATCGCAAATCAAGGTCGGCACTCCCAGCGGTCACGCAAACTGGCAGCCGAATTACTGGCGCAGGGCAACCATCGACTGGATTATCCGGGATCGGCAGTATATCGGCAGCATGGTATATGGGAAACGTGTTCGGCCCCGCATAGGCGTTCATCAGCAGTTGACGGCCAAACTGGAGGACTGGATCATTGTTGCCGACTGCCATGAGCCGCTGGTGACAAAGGAGTTGTTTGCCCGGGCGCAGGAGCGGCTCGGAGGGGAACAGCGGCAGTTGTCCACGCATAACAAGTGGAAAAACCCTTTGAGCAAGAAAGTGTATTGCGGTGTCTGCGGGTACGCCATTGTCCGGCGCGGAAGTAAGAACCGGTACTACTGCTGTCAAACGCCTCGGACAGTACCGGGAATGGTGTGCTATCCAGAGAAGGTTTTTGAATCGGAGATTTTGGATGTTGTCACGGAGGCGATTCACCAGCAAGCCCGCTGTGTGGTGGACACACAGCACATGATGGAGCAGCAGAAGAAATCGCAGGAGGCAGCCGTGTCGCTCCTGCGTAAGAAAGTTAAAAAACTGGAAGCTCTGCAAAGGGAACTTACTCAGAGGATTGAAAAATTGTACGAAGATGCAGTAATAGATAACTTGTTCTCCTGTGATGCGTACACGGCGCAAAAGGCCCGCCTTGTGGAACAGCGTGACGATGCACATAGGGCCGAGGCTGAAATCCAAGCAGAACTCTTTGAGCGAACCCGTGACTGCTCTATCTATATGGAACGATACCGGCTCTATGCTGATATGGAAGTGTTACCGGATGATGCGATAGCTGATCTGCTTGACCGTGTTACAGTGTGGCCGGATGGCCGCTTGGAGGTTTCGTTGAAATTCCTTAACGAGCTGCCTGTCTCGGCTGTGGCAGAGCAGAGAACGAAAACCACTGAATAGGTCATCTAAAAAATTTCAAAAATTTATTAGTTCTGGCTTGACATTAGCAGACCTCAGACACACATTCGCGACTCTGGCTCTCCAGAACGGCGTGGATGTGAAAACAGTCTCCAGTATGCTGGGCCACTATGACGCAGGCTTTACCCTCCGCACCTATACCCACGCCACC